ACTTTCTTTTTCTTTGCCCCAATATTGTATTTCGTTTCCAATATCCAATCACCTTTATCCTTATAAGATAAAACCTTGATCTGATTGAGTGGAGCAATATCTTGTATCTTATCAGTATTTACAATATCAACCAATCCCCAATCAGCAAGTAACTGAGCAATACGATTCCTACGCTGTACATCATTGGAAGTAAGATTAGCGTGTTTGCCATCAAGGGCAAAGAGTTCTTTAAAATGGACAAGATAATATCTTCCTTGCTTATGAAGGATATGACATGATTGATATATCTTCTTCTCTTTTCTTGATGCTACACCAATTCTTGTAAGGGTTTCTCTTACCTTTAGGAAGTCATCTGGCTCATTCAGAGTCACTTCTACCATCTGATCTTGCGACCATTTCACTTCTGGTTCTTTAACCACACTCATTGCTTTCCTCCAGTTTCAAATTTCGATCTTATAAAATTAAGTTGTTCTTTAGTTAGGATTTTCAATGCTTGTTGTGCTTTTTCATTACTATAACCATAGTAACGTTTTACATAATCAAGATCTTTAATCTTATCTTTTCTGAGCCAAGGAGAGAACCTCTTCTTAGATCGTAAACTATTTAGATAAAAATCATATTGAATCTTTTTTGGTAGAAACGAATACTTATTCATTTCATTCGCAAACATCACGGAATCAAGATTTCCAGAATAAATGCGATTAATTATATAAGGATTATACTCCTTTTCCAATGAAGGATCTTCATCAATTAAATTCTTTTTTGTTTGGTTGATTGAATTTAACCAGTCTTTTAATTCCAATGTCTTATGACCCCCATAACAATAAAACAGTTAGTGACGAGATAAGATATGAAAATAACAGAACGTACCAAAACAATGTAGTTGTCGTATCGTTTAGTCTTTTCGTCAGAGAAGCTACCCAACGCATACTTCCATATCCTCCATGCCTTTTTCATTTAGGTAATTTTCGATTGAAGTTCCAGTAATCAAACTTCTGCCACATATAGTATACACCAATTAGAGTTCTTTTGACAAACTCTTCAAGGAATATTATAGAAAGAAAAATTATCTGTTCCAATTTAATAATAGAGTTTATTATTAAGCAGTTTATATGCTAATGAAATTCTTATTCCATTAAAAAATCTAGAAGGTGCTTGTGCATAATGTGGAGTTTTACCATCAAAAAGTACAGCTCTGTTAGGTTTATATTCTATCACTCTATCTGCCTCACCATTGTTCTCGATTTTTTTATTTAAAAATATTAAATGTCCTTGCCAATTAATATCCCAATATGGATTTGGATAATATAAAAATGTTAAATCACCATCATCTTGATGTGGAGTTCCACATTGACCAGCAGTTTGACCATTTGCATATATCCTCTGAAAACCTTTAAATTCTCTACCCAACTTTTTGCATATTTTTTCATAAAGAAACTCCGTGAAATATCCCCTATGAAGATTACCTTCTAAACCATCATAATGCCAAAATATTTCAGGTTTATTATCATTAGCACCACTAAGACCCCAATGAGGTTTCATTAATAAATCAAAAATTTCTTTACGAATATGATCGTCAAAGAAATCATCATACACTTCAATCATTTTGTAAGCTCCTTAATTTTATCTCTCCAATATTCTCTTTCTGCATCATCTATCCAAGGAGAATGAACCATTACATGAGCGTATTGTAACCACTTCTCATCATTCCAATCTTTCTTGGGAGTGTTAGGACCAATATAATCCTTAAGACTCATCGTCGTGATTATGCTTTAACTTTCCAGACATCTCATATGCCTCCTTATTTCCACCGTGACCGTGAGCAATTCCTAGTTCGTGCATTTTAGCGTGTTCATCAATAGGATCTCTCAGTTCCTTCTTTCCTGCCCCTACAGTAAGATATAATCCCCATCCAACTAAACCAAAAAGAAGTAAACCAAAGAATAAAATAAATCCTTGTTCTGGTGATAGATTAAGATGTTGAATCATAGGTTGTTTCTCCCATGTTCCAGGTAAATGATATACAGATGGTGTTGCTAGAAAGATCATTTTATTTCCTTGTAGTAATAATAATTCGGTCATTTTCATAATCAGCAGAGAACTCAAGTTCTACATCATGAGGCCACATTAGTTCTTCATATAATGCGTTAAGGCGATCCATATCTTCATACAGATCGTTAATATGACGCTGTTCCTCATCCATTAGCAGTTACCTCTGGTAATTCGTAGTTGAACAATAATAACTCCTTTCTTTCTTGCTGATCTCTCATATACTCTCCAACTGAACGCATAGTGTAAGTTAATTTAAACTCACTTGCTTTCCAGTTTTTAAATCTATCTTTAACCAACTGATCAGAATTATAACTAATTAGCATTTTTGTATCGTTATGTTCATCACAATCAGCAGCAAATTTGTCGTGATCAAAACTTTTGTGCATCGCTCCACCCTTTCCATAAAGATTATCTTTGATGTCATATGGAGGATCTAAGTACATAAACAATCCATCGTGAATATCTGTTCGGAAACAATACTCATAAGAATATGAATTAATATGCCAGTGTGAGATAATCTCAGAATACTCAGGTAATTTTTCAATACCTCTCATAGAAAAGTTAGAATCACTTGCCTGTGCTGAGAAAGAAGATGATTCAGTAAGACCTGAAAAACTGCACTTATTAACAATATAAAAAGCAACCGCCCTATCAAGATTATTCTGTTTACTATCATTAATAACATCTTTCATCTCTGCAAATAAACATCTTGCAGAATCTTGATTGGGATGAGCAATTTTAAGGTTCTTTAGATTAGTAGATAATTCATCACCAAACATCTGGAGATTCATCCAGAAATTAATTAAAGGTTCATAAAGATCATTAACAGTAATCTTTAAGTGTGGATATAACTTACTAACATGTATCGCAACACTTCCACCACCTAAGAATGGCTCACGAAATTCTACATACTCCCTAAGATCTGGAAAGTATTGCCCCATCTTAGTACAGGCACGAGATTTTCCACCAGGATATCTAAGTGGGGTTTTTAGTCCCTTTTTGCTCATAATTTAATTCTAATTGTATTGCTGTATCAAAGTTACAGTAAGTTTGTTCGTGCAAAGCACAATACTCACTAAAGGTAATCATCATTTCCTTACGTGATAGTCTACAGTGTTTTGCTGCTTTTGGCAAGTTCCATTTAGCAGAAAACAACATTTCCATTGATTCTCTAGTTTCTGGTCTCATGAATAAGTAAATACAATAACGACTCTTCTTTGCATTGGTGCAGGTTGATGTACGGAATGATGTAATCCATCAAAAGTTACTATATCATCTTCATATGGTTTATGAAATTGTCTTTCTGTACCATCATCAGAATAAACGTCAATCTGCCCATCATCAAATTCGTTAAGATAAATTATACAATTTCTATGATAGAAATTATAATGATCTTTATGTGGTGGACTTGGTTTCCCATCCCAATAATGAATTTGATTAATTACACATCTATGAATTTGATTATATTCAATTTTATTAAAATCAAGTATCTGTCTAATAACAACGAATACATGATCAGAAAGTCTAGATTCTACTCTTGGAACTAAAAATGATGGATTTACATCTACACCAGCTACAATGGAATGTTGATAAATTGGATTTGCAGTAAAAACTTCATCATCAACATTTAATGCAGGATTTGTAGATCCTTTATAAGTCCAAGTAAATTCTGAAGATAATATTATATCCTTTAATTTTAGATACTCTTCTGTTTTGGGATTATCTAATACTTCAATAAAATCTTTCATATTCATCACTAACTTGAACTTCAATAGTATCAAAAATTCTGTTTAATGAATTGGCAAATCCTCTATATCCAGAACCAACATATAGTTGACCCAATACAACTGATACTGTTGCTACACCCCAAAAGATATAATAAAATCTACTCTTAACTTGATTCCGTACCTTTTCTCTGTTCATCATTTTGTTTTCTCCATTGTGTAATTAAAATGTTCAATTCAGCAATACGCTGTTCAGCAATTTTTATTTTTTCTTCAAGATTGGTTTGTTTCATATACCCATCTTTATCCTCATAGGGTTTACAACTTCAACTTGAATAGGTTTACTAAGAATATCACCAAGTCTTTGATATGCTATAGCAGTCATTACTTGAGGTGCTATGAAAGCAATCATAGCAATCACCCAAAAGACATAATAGTAATTCTCTTTATTTTGTGTTCTCATCTTTCTCCCAAGGTGTATGGTGATCTAGGTCTAACCATTTACGTATTATAGCACAAATCTTCTTCATTTGAATTCACACTCCACCATAATTTCTGTAAGACATGCAAGCATATTTATCTCTTGATCGGCAACAAATGCTATTTGATACTGGTACTTCGCAATAACAAGAACGGCAGCAGGAATAGTGGAAGGCACAAGGGATTCGTAAAGACTATCGTAAAGGCGACGTAATAATACACTAGGATCATTGTCCAAGTTATTGACACACCATTTACGTACTTCCGAAAAGTTTTTCGCTTTGAGGTTTTTAATGAGATCATTAACCTTTACATCACTAAAATGAGCTAATATACCACTATCTATCTTACCTCCTACTGAGTATCTTTGACACTCATTAAGAACTCTTCTCCAATCAGGAAAGTGCTTATTAATTAATTCTGCTAGGACTTTCTT